GTTAATGCCATGCGGGGTGGAAAACACACCGTGAAGGCCGCTGCCGATGCCTGGATGGCATGGCGGTACGGCTGGCAAATATTGGGCATGGACTGCGCCAATATCTATAAGTTTATGAAGAACCCTGTCGGGAGTCTTGTCCTCAGGGGTCAATCAGGCGGTTCCAACCGAACTGATTTGACTACCATTGATGAGGTTTGGCCGAGTAACTACTACGGCCGGCATATCACGGGGGATATCACCACTGATGTCTCCTACAGAGCGCGTGTGAACGCCCTTTGGAGTGCCAAGACTCTGAACGTGCTTGCTAACCCACTCGTAACTGCGTGGGAGCTCGTACCGTTCTCGTTCGTCGTTGACTGGTTTGTTAACCTAGGCGACGTATTGTCCGCATGGCAGGTGGTATTGATGGCTGAGAAGTTGCAGGCGTCCCTCGGGGCGCAGTATTCCCGGATTGGGAAAGCAAAGACTCAGATCATCGCAGGGACTTGCACTGGGAACACGATTGTGAGTTCTCAGAACAGTGAGTGCGACGAAACGCTCATTGGTAAGTTCCGAATACCGGCATCCATACCTAACCTAGTTCCGTCCTTTACCGTTCAACTCAACAGCCAGCGGATCACTGATCTTGCTGCTATGTGTGTTAAACGTATCCTTTAACCAATACAGGAGTATTGTCATGGCATCTTTTGCCACAACGGTGACCGAGTTCTCCGACAAGGAGAACAACCGGACCTACATGGTTTCCGGACATACGGTCCAAGCACCGCGCCTCGTTATTCAGAAGCGTAAGGTGCCGACCACGATGAGTGGGGCTGCAGAGTCCCACCTTATGGTGGTCTACGGTACCGAGGACGCTGAGGGCTTGCCCTTGGCTTCTAAGGTTGTGTTCGACGCAAGCGTTCGCTACCCAGCGAACGGTCAGAGTGACGACGTCACGGCGGCTCTCGCCGTTTTCCGTGATTTCGTGGCCAGTGATGAGTTTACCGCGATGGTGAACTCGCAGGCATATGTCCAGTAATCTATTCCGGGTGCACCTTATTGTGCTCGGAATCTTCGCCTCGCTTGTTGTTTGCGAGTCGGGGGTAATTACTGACAACTTTGGTGCATTCCGCACCATCTCTGACGTTCTATGGAGTATTCAAGATGAAACCCCAAAAGGGCCGACCTCAATCGAGGCTGAATCCGTTCACGGTTGCCCTGAACCTTGTTCGAACACTGCTCCCAACCCCTGACGATTCGGCGAGAGCCAAAATCGAGGGGTGGATTCGTCAGCGCAATTTCGCCGCGCTGGCGAACGTTGGTAACATCGAAGATCGCGAGTATCACGATCCCGAGATCGGGTCTGTTCTGGCTGAACGCCAGATTGCCGCTCTGTTCAAAAAGAACGCGCAATTTTCAGACGATAGCACCTGTGCCGCTGCTGCTCAGAAAACATTTGAGCGTGGCGAACGCATCTGCCGTATCACCAACCGTCGTCTAGATTGGTATGGTCTTAACCGAGCAAGGCTCGGGGACAGACTTTGTACCTGGTTGACAACGATGGAAGCCGATATCCACCGGCTATTAGGTGACCGATCCGCCTTCGAGGAGAGGATCTCCTCGCTTGTGCGTGTTACCAATGGAGCAACCGAGGACCGGCCGCGACGTCGTGCCATCCCCTTCCTTAAAGTAACGGGAAGGTTGAAGGCACCACGTATGGCTGTTCCCGCGTTGGGTCGTCTACTTCAGTTTTATGGGGTAGATCTATCCTCCTGCCGCTTTACAGGCGTTGAGCGCAATGCTATTACGCTTGTTCCGAAGAACTGGAAAACTCATCGCACCATTGCGAAAGAGCCGACCCACTCCCTCCCTTTCCAGCTCGCGCTGGATCAATGGCTCAAGGCCAAGTTAAGGAGGTGGGGTGTCGACTTGAGTTCACAGTCAAAGAACCAAGAACTTGCTCGCGTTGGATCCATTGACGGAACCTTGGCGACCGTAGACTTGGAAATGGCCTCGGACACACTCAGCTACAACGCTGTGGCGTGGCTTCTGCCATTTGATTGGTTTGAGCTCCTTTGCTCTTTCCGATCTTCTGGGTTCAGTGCTTCTTGGGGAACCGGCACCTATGCCAAGTTCTCCTCCATGGGGAACGGTTATACGTTCTCCCTAGAGACACTGATCTTCACTGCAGCTTGTCGTGCCGTCGGTTCTCGACGGTATGCTGTTTATGGTGACGACATCGTCATCGAAACCGACCTGGTTCCTAACCTGGTCGAGCTGCTCAGCTTCTTAGGCTTCAGTGTGAACGACGCAAAGTCGTTCTACAATCCGCAGTCCCGCTTTCGCGAGTCCTGCGGTAGCGACTACTACAAGGGTAATTTTGTAACGCCCTTCTATCTCCGCGAATGTCCGAAAGAATCAGACTACGCGGGGATGTCGCATGCCCTGAATGGCCTTATCGGCGCTGCCCTGGTACCCGGTCCCTTGTGGACTTGGGCTGCCAAGGAAGTAAAGCGCTTACGTCTCTGCCTTGTTCCTTGGAACGAGGATTCACGCTCCGGGGTATGGATTACCCCTACCAAAGCGTGGAGGACGAAGAAGCTGTATGTCCCTAAGCACCGTCTCCAGCCGTTACAAGCTGAGACGCATACTGCCTGGGATGGTAGTATTGTTAACCGATGGAAACCGACTACGGAACCCAACCATGGATTCCCGGTGTTCAAAGGTTATGTGCCAAAGCAGGATTGTCGCAAGACACTAGGATGGCGATCGTTATTCCTTTGGTTCTTGGAGAAGAACTACGGGGGTGACCGATCGGACCCGGAGGTGCCCAACCGTCAGGCTACGTATCTTCTAGTAGCCACAGGTAAAGCACCTTCAGACCTCGACAATACGACTGCAACGGTCAAGTCGCAGGTCATAACGCGGACCCGGTATGTACATGGAGTACACCGGTATAGTCCGAAAACCGCTACGACTCCGTCCCATCTTTTCCTCTGGGAGGATGGACTTGACGGGTGACCAGAGGCCGCCACCGCGGCTGCCTCAGGACTAGTCGTGCCCTTGTGTAAGGAAC